GTTTTACTCTGGCCAAAAGCCAGTCTGAAAAGGCAGATACTGCCAAACTGAAAAAAGCCGGCCTGTGGAAAGAATACTCCACCGTTACGACTACGTACCGGCTGACAAATAAAATTATTGAAAAGAATGAGGAGGAAAAATCATGATCACATTATCCGACAGCAATTTTACCGTTATCCCTGAGGGCCGTCACGTTTTCAAAATTACCGAGGTTGAATATAAAGAGGACTTTGGCAAAATGAATATCACGCTGGTTACGGCTGACGGCAGTAAACAGATTGAGCGCTTTTCCCTGATTAAAGGCGGTGAGGTAAACGAAAAGGCCCTGAACGCTTTCAGCTATTTCGCACGTCAGGCATTTAATAATCCGGGACTCTCCGGCGAAATCGACGAAAACGATTTGGTAGGCTGCTATATCGACGCTGAGGTTACCCACCAGGTATTACCGTCTAATAAAGATCCGCAGAAAACCGTTACGTTTGTGCAGTTAAAGGATTACAAACCGGCCTCCGGTTTTAACTCCCCAGCTGCTGCCTCTAAAAAAGTCGTTGATATTGACGACTTTTAAGGAATGAAAGAGTCGAGACTGCAGCGCCAGATTATCGACTACCTCGACAGTATCGGAGCCTATACACTCAATGTATACGGCTCCGGTATGACTGGCAAAGGTACGCCGGATATCCTGGCCTGTTATAAGGGCTTATTTATTGCGATAGAGACTAAGGTAGGAAATAACCGGCTGGAACCGGCCCAGAAAATTATCCGGAAACGAATTATCGAGGCCGAGGGTATCCACATAGTTCCTTATTCTCTTGAGCAGTTCATTTCAGACTTTAACGAGGCGGTTGGTAATGAAAGATAACATCTATATCATTTTAGATTCAAATAAAAAGCCGCTGCACAAATTTAAAGACGGGAAAGCCAAAACCTGGGACGAGGTGAAAGACTTTAACAATATCGGAATGATAGTACCGGAGCCGTTTATCGTTCTGGACTTTGACACGGTTTCGGATTATCAGATCATGTTAAAGATAATCGAGGATTTGGATCTGCATTGTAATGTAATGAAAACCTCCCGTGGTTATCATGTTTGGTTTAAATCTGCCGAGCCCTGGAAAAACTTTGTAAAGAGTCGGCTGGCGCTTGGTATTTATTGCGACTGCCGCTCCTACGGAAAAAACGGCTACGTCAAAATTAAGGATAACGGGGTTCTCCGGAAATGGATCCGGCGGTATGACGATAACGATATCAGTTATGTACCGAAATACCTCTACCCGGTGAACCGTACCGGCAACAATTTTTCATTTAAGGGAATGAAGTCCGGGGACGGCAGGAACCAGGAGCTGTTTAATTACATTGTGTTCCTCCAGAGCAAAGGCTTTAAACGGGACGAGGTTAAATACACGCTGGAGCTCATTAATAAATATGTCTTTGCGGAATCCCTGGCTCCCTCCGAAATGGCTACCATTATCCGGGATGAAGCATTTAAAACGGACGAGGAAGTCGAGCAGGAACAGAAAAAAGCAGCGTCCAAAAAATTCCGGCATGATTTATTGGCTGCCGAGCTGGCGAAAGAAAAGCATATCATTTGTGTGAATAATATCCTATACATCTATCTGGAGGGATATTACCAGCCGGCCCAAATCGAAATCGAAAAGGAAATGATACGACGGGTTCCGGATATCACCAGCCGGCAACGGGACGAGGTAATCAAATACCTAAAGATTCTGACGTACAAAGACCGGGACGATATCAAAGTGAATCCCTATATCATTAATTTGATGAATTGCCGGCTAAATATCACTAACGGTAACCGGCTGGATTATACGCCGGAGGCTATCGAGTTCGAGCGGCTTCCGGTGAATTATGACAGTTCCGTTTACTGCTCTGCCGTGGATAAGCTGTTAAACAAAGTCTTTTGTGCTGACCGGGAGTGTATGGATCTGTTCGAGGAAATCCTCGGGGACTGTCTGCTCCACAAAAATATTTATCAAAAGGCGTTCCTGTTTTATGGCAGCGGCTCCAACGGTAAGAGTACCATTTTAAAACTGATCCGGAAGTTAATCGGCCCGGATAACGTCAGTACCGTCTCCCTGGATCAGCTGAGTACGAATTTCATGGCTGCAGAGCTGGAGAACAAGCTGGTTAATATCGGCGACGATATTAATTACAAACCAATTAAAGACAGCGGCACGTTAAAAAAGCTGTTTTCCGGAGAACCGCTGACGGTACAGCGTAAATTCGCTCCTCCTTTTGTCCTGGAATCCTACACGACGCATTTGTTCAGCTGTAACGAGATACCCAGGAACAGCGACAAATCGGACGGTATGTACCGGCGCTGGTGCTTTGTTCCTTTTAATGCCAAATTTACAAAAGACGATCCGGATTATGATCCCTTAGTTTTTGAAAAGGTTTCTACGCCTGAGGCCCTGAGCTATCTTTTGAATCTGGCGATTAAAGGGCTCCGGAGATTACGGCGCCGTGGCTACTACAAAGAGCCGGCTGTCGTCCAAGAGGCTATGAGGCTGTACGCCATTGAGAATAATTCTGTTCTCAGCTGGATAGAGGACGAGGAGATCACCAGAGAACACACGCTGGAAACTCCCAGAGACGGACTGTACGCCCGGTATAAAAACTGGTGCCAGCTCTCCGGTGTCCGGGAAGCGGTTGGCGTCAAAACTTTTTATAAAGAAATCTGTAAAAAGTACGGGCTGTCGGCAAAGTCCCGGCTCCGTAAGGCTGACGGTAAGCGCTATTTCGTAGCGGCGCTGGATTTTTAGGAGGTATCGTGAACGCTTATATTTTCTGCAGCCTTTTGGTTTTATTGAGCAGTGTGCTGTTTTGTTTGATGTTTTACCGAAATATGAGGAGGAAATGAAATGTCACTTATGTCACATTTAGCCTGTGTGTTTATTGGTGCAGTAATCGGCATTTGTATTATGTGCCTGGTTTCCGTAAACAGGGAGGACGATTACCATGATTACAGATAAGCCTATTGATTTGAAAAAGACCTGGGATAAATTCCTGAAACGCCAGAAGAAAAAGGAGAAAAGCAAAAATGCCAAAACCAAAGGAAATATTGAAAATCGAGGATAAAACAGACGGTTATTTCTTTTTATGCCCGTACTGTAACCGGTATGTAGTGCGTTCTTCCGGTTTGCAGCAGTGCCTGGCTTGCGGCGGTATCGTAGACAACGACCACGCTCAAGTGGTTCCACGGCCCAAACGGGTTAAGTTCGACGGGAAACACTCCTGGAGGTAACTATGTTAAATCTGGAAAATAAAAAGCGGTGCCGGTATGTCCTATACAGAAAAGGCATACAAAAGCAGATTCTGAAACTCATGGAAGAAATGGCAGAACTCAACCAGGCGTTAATCAAAAATATTCTGTACCCGGAGGAAAACGCCTATGAGGAGAAAGTCAAAGAGGAAACGGTAGACGTAATCGTAACACTCACCCAGCTGCTTATGATTAAAGGCTACGATAAAGAGCTGATTAACGAGCTGGCCAAAGGCAAACTGCAGCGAACCATAGACAAGATTAAAAAAGGAGAGGAGTAATGAAATATTTAATTATACTGGTGGTGTTCTGGCAGCTCCTTGATACCTCTGCTTATTGTGAGACGGGGAACCGGACGGCTTCCGGAGTCTGGCCGAGGGCTTATCATACTTGCGCCGCTGACCATTTGCCATTCGGAACCAAAGTGATTTTACCGGATAACACCGTCTGGACTGTTGAGGATCGTTTCGGAGGAAATTATAAGGATAAGCTCGATCTGTACCTGGGAAAATACGAAAAGGCTATCAGATTTGGGAGGCAAAAATTATTATGTCAAATTATAACACCCGATTAAAGACGGTGGCGCTGGATCAGGATATGGAACTTATACTGATATCGGCTCTCCGGTATGCAATAGGGAGAGCTACGTATATGCCGGAAACGACAATGAATTTTGTACGTCCCCTACTCCCTCATATGACATTAAAATCGCTTTATGTAATTGAGAATGATTTGAAAGATGAGTTTTCAAGATGTGAACGGCTTAATTTAACGCTGCCTTATGAGGACGAGTGGATTAATTTCGCTTTGGATGTACGGAAAGAGAAAGAAAAGAAAGGAAGTTCCGGTAAATGAACAAACGGGAGATTAAAATGACGTTTCTACTGAGTTACAGCAGAATGAAAGAACGTATTCTCATTCTGACGGAACGCAGGAGAGCCTATGAGGACGACTGTTACGGAATTAAGGCTGTCACCTATTCCGGCACTCCCAAAGGTAGCGACGTGGTTGATCTGTCGAACAAAGTCAGCAAATTGTTATCGTTAACAGAGGATATCGATAACGAAATCCGGGAGCTTACCGGGAAAATGGAATACATTAATACTGTGATTCATACCCGATTAAAGAATTACCGGCTGATAAGCGTACTGGAACTCAAATACATTGACGGGCTGCAGCGAAAGCAGATCGCCCAAATTATGGACTGCAGCGTACAGAAAGTGGATAACCTGACAGCGAAAGCGATTACGGTTATCGAAATCAAAGAAACAGATTTAAAAAAGGTTTTATAACCATTTGTAACAGTTTGTAAACATTTATAACTTTATGTAAGTTTTTAGAACAAATTGTAAACTTATATGCTTTACAGAAACCGGAATCTGTTTTATAGTGTAATCGGTAAAAAGAAGGTTTTTAAAACTTTTTCCAGCTTTTTACCTTTCCTCTCATTCCGAGAGTCGGTTCAGGTCGCAGGAGCCGGCTCTCTTTTCATTTGTGAGGTTTAAAGGTAACAGGTGGTAACAAAATCGTGTTTATCATTCTGTTACCTATCCAAACGCAGATGAATACTGGCTTTGAAGCACTTTGAACAAAAAGGCGGTAACAAAACGGTTTTTCATTCTGTTACCTCATAAAGCCAGTAACCATGCGGTTTACAGTGGTTTAGGTAACATAATATATAATATTTTTTATTTATATAAATAAATAAAAGTAATATATATAATATATAGTAAATGTGTTACTAATATATATAAAGGTTTAGGCCTAAATTCTGTTACCTGTTACCTTTTACAAAGAATCCAGTAATGGCGCTGTTCGCTGGGTAACAAAACGGATTTTAGGTTTTATTTTGTTCTGTTACTTTCGTGAGTTTCTGTTACCTGGTGAAAATAATGTTATATGCTTGCAGCCGGTGCGGTAAGATACATCCCTGGGGGCAATGCCCTAAGGGCCCGAGGCCGGAACGAATTTATAAAAAGAAAGAGCGTACTGCTGTTGTCAGGTTTCGTTCGAGCGCAGCGTGGCAGCGTAAGCAGAAAGAGATACTGCAACGGGACAGATATCTGTGTAAGATGTGTCTGGCTCGTGGAGTGCTGACGACTAAGAATCTTTCGGTACATCATATCATACCGATCCGGGAGAACGATAAGCTGAAGCTGGTGGATGATAACCTGATAACACTGTGTGGACGTGATCATGCTATCGTAGAGGACGACGTGAGCTTCCGGCCTGTCCTCCAGCAGCTGGTTAAATCCCCCCCGGAGAAAATTTTAAAATGAGAGGCGTTTGGGCCAAGACCGGACTGCTCACCTCACTTTACAAATATTTTTCTATTGAGAGGTTACAGAAATGAACAAAAAAGAGTCGATTTTAGAAAAAGTTAACACTTTGAAAACGTATGCAGTTTCTCAGGGATATAATTCCTCTTTACTTAATGATTTAATGAGTCCTCTGCTTACCCAGGTAAACAGTTTTTATAATTTAGACTTATCCGGTATGCTTGAAAACTGTATCAAGGCTTTGACTCATGCTCAAATCCGAACGGGGATAATCTATAAAGGTGGTTACACGGTTCCTTACTCATTGGACGGGGCGCCGTCCGGTTATTCTGATATAACAGATCTGTTTAATTTTGAGGCCGATTTGATGAATACCAGCGGCGCCACTTTTACGGCCAGTATTTCAACGAGCACGGACGCTACTACCGGGAAGCAAAGTTACAGCAGTTCGCTGGTTGACTCCTGGATCAGTGCCGCTACCGGTGCTGTACTGAGTGTACCAAATGCTCTGAAATCGATAGCTTCTTTCAGTAATTCTTTGGGGCTGGGCGCTACCTTAAAGAATTTGCTGGAACCGTCCGACGTGGAAAGCGTTCCTAAGCTGGAAGATATAGCCGAGGATATTTACAATACCCGTAAGTATCTTTTGCTTATCAACACTATGGAGCTGGGTGTGTATATTCCCACTAATTTCAGGAGCTGAAAATGGCCAAAGCGAATATGAGTGTAAAAGTAACATCCAAAATGATGAGCGCTAAAGACAGAAAACTCCGGGAGACGGTGGAGGACTCTTTAAAAGGGAAACCGATATCCAGACGGGCGCCGAGAAACCTTACTGCTCCTCAGGCTAAGGTTTACCGGTGGCTGTTAAAGCAAATGGATCCGTCCGGCATGTTATCGGAATTGGACGTGAAAACGCTATCCAATGCAGCTATTATTATTACCCGGTTGGAACAAATCGACGATATGATTAACGCAAAACCGGAAAACCTGTTCGACAGGCTTCTACTCTCAGCGAGGAAAGAGTATTTTGCTCAGTATTTACAGGTTTGCCGGGAGCTGTGTCTGTCTCCGTCAGCCCGGGCCAAAATGGGAACGCTGGCTGTTAATAAATCCAAACTGGAAACGGATCCCCTGCTCAAGATTTTAGGCGGTGATAAGACGTGATTAATAAAAAACATCCGTCTTATGTATATGCCAAAAACGTAGTCACCGGAAAAATTAACGCTCCGAGATACGTCCGGCTGCAGTGTAAAGAGTTTTTGTTGGTGGCCGACGATAAACTCAGTAAATACACGATTAATAACGAAGTTCTGGAAATGATAGATAAATTTCTTAGTTTGTTTATCATGGCCAAAGGACTCAGCGCCGGCCAGACGGTGAAAGAGTCGTTATCCGGTTTCCAGTGGCTGCTACTCGTAGCGGTATTATGTACGGTTTACCGTGAGAAACCTAAAAAACGCAGATATGAAATTGCGATTTTTGAAATCTGCAGAAAAAACGGCAAGACGTTTATCGTCGGTGTCGTTTTTTTATTGCTGCTGTTAATCGAGCCAAAATTCAGCCGGTTTTATTCGGTGGCTCCTGACGGGGCTTTGTCCCGGGAGGTTAAACAAGCTATTGAGGAACTGCTCAGCATTTCTCCGGCGCTTTCCGGAACCTATCAAAACAAGCTGAAATTTAAAAAATTAAGAGACAGCATAAAGTGTAATATTACGGAATCCACTTACGTACCGCTGAATTATTCTACCAGCAGATTAGACGGTAAGCTGCCTAATGTGTTTTTGGTAGACGAGGCCGGGGCGCTGCCGAACGCTTACGCTATTGAGGCTATGAAATCCGGCCAGCTTACAATTCTGAATAAACTCGGTTTTGTAATCTCAACCAAATATCCGAAAGCCAATAATCCGTTTGAGGACGAGGTAACCTACGCCAAACGGGTTTTAGACGGAGAGGTTGAGGACGAGACGGTTTTCTCGCTGCTTTATGAGCCAGACAATAAAGTTGACTGGAGCACCGACGACGGTATTCTGGAACAGGCGAATCCTTTGGCTCTGGATGTTCCGGAGATAATGGAAGATCTGAAACGGAAACGCTCCCAGGCGATAGAGGTCGAAAGCAAACGGGAAAATTTCATTACCAAACACTGTAATATCATTTATGCCGGTGTTGGTACGGAAAGCTACGTAAGTATAGACGACGTTAAGGCTTGCTGCTCTCCGGATCCGTTAGACTGGGCCGGACGTGAGGTATTCCTGGGCGTCGATTTATCCATGAGTAATGATAACTGCAGCGTCGGTATGGTGGCCTATGATCAGGAAACGGAAACCGTTTTGGCCGGTGCTATAGCGTTTATCCCGGAGGGAAAAATCGAAGAAAAGAACCGTATCGAAAAGGTAAACTACTACGATTTTATTAAGGCCCTCAAGTGTATCGCCTGTGGAGATCGTACGGTAGATTACTCTGTTATCGAGGCTTTTGTTTTTTCTATCGAGGAAAAGTACGGGGTTAAGATACACAGCCTGGGCTACGACAGATATAACGCTATCAGTTCGGCTCAGAAATGGGAGTCCGGTGGTATTGTTTGCGTGGAAATCCGGCAGCACTCCAGTATTTTACACGGGCCCACGAAATGGCTGGCTGAATTAATCGAGAACCGGCAGCTGAGGTATCACGACAACAAGCTCCTGGAAATCAATTTTGATAATGCCAGGTGTACTTATGATACAAACCTTAACCGATACGTTAACAAAAAACGTTCTGCCGGAAAAGTGGACGAGGTTGTATCGATAATAAACGCTTTGTATTTGCTGCAGCAAAACGTAATCCTGAACGAGGCGCTGGAATGGGCTGTACAAATTTAGAGTAAGGAGGTGATTTTATGCTTACAGAAATTATTAACTCTGTTAAATCCTTTTTCGGTTATAAGGAAAACAGATCTGCAGAATCAGATCTTGAGGCTATTCTTACCGGTAAAAATTACGCTTCTTATTTTATCAGTAAAAAAGACGCCCTGAATATTCCGGCGCTGGCTACGTCGGTGAATTTTATCGCCAGTACGGTAGCCGGCCTACCCGTCAAGTTATTTGAAAGAGACAAAGACGGTGTGATCACTCCGGTTGAAAAGGATCCCAGATTAAAAATCCTTAATGATGATACCGGAGATCTGCTGGACGCAAACCAGGCAAAACGGGCGCTGATTTGTGATATGCTGCTGGACGGCAACGGTTACGCCGTCGTAGAACGGGATAATCGTAATGAAACGCTTGGTTTTTTCTATGTAGATAATCAGTACGTTACCGTTATCGACGGTATCGACAAAATCAAAAAGGCGGTAAAAATCTATATTAATGGCGTGGAGTATCCGGAGTATTTTGTTTTCCGGCTGGTGCAGAACAGCGCTAACGGTGTTACCGGTATCGGCATTTTACAGCAGAACGCTTTACTGTTTAACACCATGCTTAACGCCTTAAAATATGAAAATACGGCGGTTTCCGGAGGAACTAAACGAGGATTTTTAAAATCCAAATACCGTTTAGAACAGGATAAGCTGGATCAGCTGAAAAGTGCCTGGCGAAAACTGTTTTCGACGGATGTTAATAACTCCCCTGACGTTATGGTACTGAACGAGGGTATCTCTTTCGAGCCGGCAGCGAGTACCGCCACGGAAAACCAGCTGAATGAGTCCAAACGGACTAACAGCGATTTGGTTTATAACCTTTTCGGTTTGTCTACTAATTTATTTGAGACGTCCAGCGGAACCGGCGGTGAGGAAATTTATATTAATGCCGTAAAAACTGCTATTTTGCCAGTGGTAAACGCCTTAAATACGGCCATTAATAAGTTTTTGCTGCTGGAATCTGAAAAAGAACGGCTGTTTTTCGCTATTGACGTTTCAGAAATCCTGAAAAGCGGAGTTTTGGAACGTTATAAAGGCTATGAAATAGCTATAAAAAGCGGTTGGCTGCAGGTTGATGAGGTTCGTAAACTTGAAAATTTACCGCCGCTCGGTCTTAAATTTGTAAAATTGGGCCTCGGGGATGTGCTATATAATCCTCAGACTCAGCAAATTTATGCCGTTAATACTAATACTGCTACTAAGCTCGGCAGTAAAGGAAAGGAGGGAACGCCAGATGATACGAGTGGAGATCCGAGCTGATAATACCGCTATGATTACCGGTTATGTTAATGTAACCGGCAGAGAGAGCCGTGTATTACAGGATGTAAAAAACGGTAAGTTTATCGAGCTGGTAAAACCAGGCACGTTTAAACACGCTCTGGAAAAAAGAGACAATGTCGGTTTGATGTTTAATCATCAAAAGCCGCTCGGCAGCACAAAGGATAATCTGGAGCTGTACGAGGATAACATTGGTTTGTATGCCAGGGCGCTCGTGAGTGATCCGGACGTAATCGAACAGGCAAAAGCCAAAAAGCTGAGCGGTTGGTCGTTTGGTTTCAAAAAAGAGAAAGACTCTTGGGAAACACGGGACGACGGTATTCCTCGCCGGATTTTAGAGGATATCGATTTGTTCGAGGTGTCAATTTTAGACGTGACTCCGGCCTATATTGCTACGAGTATTGAAATGAGGAGCGACGGCGGCCAGGATTTGGTCGAGTATCGTAAACACGAGGATGATATTACCGTAATAGATAACCGGAGTAATCCGGATCCTAAATCGGTAACAGATCCTGCTGCAGCGCTGGCTCAGCAGAAACGTAAATTTGAATTTTCAATTTTAAAGTAAAGGAGTAAAAAAAACATGAATTTTAAAAAGCTGTTAGAAAAACGTAATACTCTTGTTGGTCAGATTAATGATATGTTCCTGGCTGCCGAAAAGGAAAACCGGGCTTTCAATGAGGACGAAGCGAAACGCTATGACGAACTCATGAAAGAAATTAAAGATATCGACAAAACAATTAACCTGTTCAACGAATCCCGGCAGTTCGGTACTGCTCCCGGTGCTCCGGCTGCTGCTTCTCCGACTGCAAAAGAAACCGAACAGGCAGAAATGAGAGCTTTTGAAACGTTCCTCCGTACCGGTTCTCTGCCGGCAGAATCTCGGGACGTGGCTACCGCTAATATGACTATGGGCGATAACGGCGCCGTTATTCCTACCTCTATTGCAAGGAAAATTATCGAAACCGTTAAAAACATTTCTCCCATTTTCCAGCTGTCTGATCAGTACAGCGTTAAGGGAAGCCTGGTGTTTCCGAAATACACAGAGGTTAGCAGCGCTGTTACTGTGGCGTACGCTGCCGAATTTACGGCTCTTACTTCCAAAGTTGGTAAGTTTACCTCCGTAACCTTATCCGGAAACCTGGCCGGCGCTCTGGCTAAAATTTCCAAATCCCTGATTAACAATGCTGAATTTGATATCGTTTCCTATGTAATCGGTAAGCTGGCTGAAGCTATCGCAATATTCATGGAAGCAGAACTCTTAAAAGGCACCGGGGCTACCGGTCACATGACTGGCGTACTGACTACCTCCGGTATCAGTGTTACCGCTGCCGCTGCTACTGCTATCAGCGCCGACGATCTGATTAAGTTACAGATGAAAGTTAACCAGCGCTACCGTGGTAAAGGCGTCTGGATCATGAGCACTCAGACT